GCGGGTTGACGCGCCTTCAATAGGTTGCAACGTGTAGCGCTGTAAAAATCCTGCGGTTTGTTGCGCTAATGACCGGTACGTATCATTTTGCGAAATAGGTTTAAATTGTTTTATACCTGCAGCAAACGCGGCGGCCCTAATTGCGTTGTAAGCGTTGGCGGCGCGCGGGTGCAGTTTTCCAAACGGCTTAATATCTACAAGCATATTGGCGGGTAGTTCGCCTGGGTTTACGTGCCCCAACGTGGCAGGTAAAACAAGTTTTTTAATTATTGGTACTGCCACGGCCAAACGCTTTATCGCTTGGGTTAGCCCAACGCATAAGCGGCGGTAACAATGCAGCTACAGCGGCTTTACCTAAGTCGCCTGGTTCGGTGTTGCCGGTCATATAGACCGCTAACACGGCGGCGATAACTGACCGCCCGTAACTTGATAAAAGCGCTTTAAGGTTTTTCATGGTTTGTTACGTGCCCGTCTATTTTTTGTTCTATGCGGCCTAATGCTTTGTATGTTTCGGCGTGGTCTTTTTGGCTTGTTTTGTCGGCGCGGTTAATTATGGCTACTAAAACAGTAAAACCGCCTGCCACTAACGCAACCCATAACGCTTGCATTACTCGACTGGCGGCGGTGGTGGTATGTCGCAAACGCCGTCTGTAACTGTCCAACCAATAGCGCAAGGGTTGGCGTCGGTGTATTCAATCCATTCGCCAGGCTGTTCGGCTATCCATGCCGCGTCGGCTACTACAACGTTTATTACTATGTCGTTTTCTACTTGTGCGTATGTTGCCATTTTGTTTAGTCCTTAAACGTAGTATTCGATATAAACGTAACCTGTGCCGCCGGCCGAACCGCTAGTACCTGCTACGCCGCCAGCGCCAACAGTAACCGTTATTCCTACTGCAGGCGTTACGGTTCCGCCAGCGACAATAATTGCGCCGTTACCTGCGTTACCTGATGAACTAAAATTACCTGAACCGTCGGCATTAGCAAAACCTGCGCCGTAACCGCTATTTGCTGCGCCAGCATAGGTATACAAAATCGTTGCGTCGTTATGATTTATCGCGCCGCCGCCTGTAGCCGTTACGGTACCGGCTGCAAACGCTACGGAACTATTGCCGCCGACGCCTGCAGACAATTTGCCGCCGCCGCCGCCGCCGCCCGTAATGTACGCAATTGCATAAGTTACGCCAGTTGCAGGCGTAAAAGTACCGCTAGCCGTAAAGACTGTTATATTTCTTTGACTTCCCACATTAGACCATGCGCTTCCAGTGTAAAACTGTAGTTTTCCCGTACTTTCAAGATAGCAAAATTGCCCCTCTGCGAGCGTCTTTTCACCTGCACCCCCAAAAGCCGCATCACGGGTAACAGTCGTTGCAAAAACTGGTACGCCAGAGTTTGTAATATTTAAATCGGCTGCAGTCAAAACTTCGGCTGCAACATAGACTGGAACTGTTGTTACTGCGTTTGCTCCCATAGTGCCCCTATCCTAAGACATTTCCTTCGTCAAGTGTGCCATATATTAAATCGTTTAAAATCAACTGGTAGACAATTACCGTGTTAGCGGTAAAGAACGTAACGCGGTGCCCGTTATTTACGTTTACCGTAATTTCTATGCCCTCTACCGATAGTTCTTGGGCTACTTCGCCGCCCGCAATAGTGTTAGTAATTGTTATTGTGTCGCCAATATCCACTAGCGCCAGGGTTTCGCGTTGGGGTGTTGTAAGCATTAGGTAATCGGTTTGCACAGCGTTAAACGTGGCGACTGGTTCCCCAAAGATTAGGTATTCTGCCAAGGTTAAAGCGCTGGCGTCGTTATGTAACAGGCTGTTTGTAATGCTTGTGTTTTGGATTAGGTATTTAGCCTGGCTTGCTGCGTCGTCGGCTACTTGTGGGCTTGTGGCGCCTAAGTGTTGAATACTGGCCCTGTTTACGATTACGTCGGCGTTGTAAATAATGCCTAAAGAGTTGTAAGGAATATTGGTTCCGTCGTCGTGAAAGTCTGCGACGCTACCCGAAATGGTATTACCTATTCGCGGTTGGCTAGTTATGTCACCTGTTCGCGACATAAAAATACGGCCCTGTTCGGCTTGCTGTATTTGGTCTATGTACGCTTTTACGTTCGTGCCTTCGGCAACCGTGTAGGCAGCTGCCCCGCCTAATGTTTGGGTACCTGTTTCAATGTCACGCGATAAAGCCGGATACGCCACTTCCGGCAAGTCCAGCACGGCAGACAGGCGGGCGCTCGATAGTTCCTCGGATACGTTAAATTCGGCTAACGCTGTTTGAGCCAGTAAATAGAAATCGTCGGCACAATATACGCTTACCGTGTTTTGGCCGCCTAGTTCATATTTGTAGTCGTAGTTAACTATTTGACCTACAAACAATTCTATGAACGTGCCTACGCCGTTGTATCTACCAAACGAAACGCGCCGTAATGGTGCCAAGGTAAATTGCCCTGCGGGGTCTACATAGGGGCTAGACGTATACAACGGGTTTAGGGTTCCAGCTGCCAAAGTGTCGTTCAAATTAAACGACATAGTACCCGCGCTAAATTGGTCGCCAATATCACGACGCCCGCGTTTAACGTTTACATTTGTTGAGTATTCCAGCATTGGCGCAAATTCTGTCGTACCGTCTAACACGTATTGAGTACCGTTTAACAGGCCACGCGTTGCGTCGTCAAGTATAAACGCGTCAAGCATAAAGCCTGTATCTATAAACAGTTCGTAGTTACCGCTTTCAATTACTGACGTAGCCATTAGGCAACCTGAATATTTGCGGGGCCTGCAGCCCTGTTATATGCACGTAAAGCGTTTACCACGGCTTCGCCTGTTTCTGCAGTCGACATAACGCCAGTAACGTTTATGTTGTAATTATCGCCTACAGACTGACGAAAAACCCCGACGCCTGCGCCGCCGCCTGTAACGGGTGTTGGTACTGGCGTAGTTACGCCGCCTGTAACAGTTGTAACTATTTGGTTTACTCTTACCGTAATGTCAACAGTTCGCGCCAATTTGTTTGCTAACGCGTCCATTTGCTTCATCATTTTTGGGGTCAATCTGTCTATTTCGGCTTGTAATCCGTCTACCGTTTTTTGTGCGTTATCTACGCCCGTTTTGTACCAAGCATTAGCGGCGTTCATACCAACTTTTTTGGCTGCCATGTTGGCACTTTCGACTAGCGCGTTAGTTTCTAATATGGCGGTTTCGCCGCCTTTTACTAATTCTTTTGCTATTGCTGCGCCCGCTTCGCTACCTGCGCTTAACACGGCTGCTAACGCGTCTTGGCTTAAACCTAGGTTCAAGGCTTTTTGTATGTCGTTTGAATAATCTTTAATGCCGTTTACTTGGTCGCGCAACCCTGACAAAAATCCTTTACCTGTGTCGGTGCCTGCCTCTTTAGCGTCTTTAAAACTAAATGCGTCTAGCAAGCCCTGGGCTACGGTGTCGGCGTAATCGGTTAATGCTTTTTTGGCGTCATCAAGCGCGCTGTTAGCGTCTTTTAAGGCTTCTTGTAATCCTTCTTTTAATGATTTTGCGTAATCGTAATTGGCTTTAGTTGCAGCGCCCGCGCCGTCTTTAACCTTTTCAAAATTTTTGTAGGCTTCTTTTAATTGTTCGTTAGTAAGTTGCGGCCCTATGAAACCTAAAGGCCCCATAAGCGCGCCCATGCTGCCAATAGTGCCGGCGGTAATAAGTGTTTGCTGGTTGAGTAAATCGCTTTCTTTACGCGCTGCGTTCATTTTTGATGTATACGCGGCAAACGCGGCTACGCCTGCAACTACAGCAATAATACCAATGCCAGTCGATACCTGTACCGCCGTAAAAGACGTTGCTAGGGCATAGTTAACACCCATAGTTATAATGCTTGCCGCTTTCCATAACATCATGGCAGCCTTAGCCAAAATGATTGCACCCGAAATAGTGCCAATGACTGCAACAAACGCAACAAATTCGCCCGTATTGTTGCCAATGGCTGTAGCAAAATTAACTAAAATAGGTAGCACGGCTTCAAGTATTGGTAGAAACGCTTGCCCTATAGCTACTTTAGCGTTGTCAACTTGCGCCGCTAATATGCGCTGTTGGTTAGCTGCACCGTCTGACGTACGCGCAAAATCGCCTTGGGCGTCGCTTGTCTGTTGCAAAATAATTTTTTGAGTAGCCAATACTTTTGCCTGGGCGTCTAATGCGCCCGTACCGTCGTAAAGGCCCATTTTCATAGCTTGCGCTTTTACGGCTGCGTCGTTTAGCAATACGCCAAATTTGCGTATAGGTTCCGCTTCGCCACGTAATGCAGCGCCTAACGCTAGGGCTACGTCGGCAGGGTTAGCGTTATGAAAACTTGCTAGGTCGCCTGAAAGTTTTACCATTTCTATAGAAAAGGTTGACAATTCAGTACCAGCTAAACCTGCAGATTTACCAAACGTGCCCATAGTAGACGCGGCGTCTAATGCAGCTTGTTTAGACAAACCTAAGCTCGACGCGGCGGTATCGGCAAACCTTTTAATTTCTGTAGACGCTTCACCAAAAATAATGCCCGATTTACTAACCGTTTCGTTAAAGTCGCTTGCAGCTTGCGCGGCCTTGTAACCGCCTGTAACAATGGCACCAAACGCAATAGCGGCAGGTAACGCCATTTTGTTTATAGCAAACGCCGCTTTATCCGACGCTTTAGTAAGGTTTTGAAACTCTTTTATTGCCTGTTCGGCACCCTTGCCGTTAAACGACGTTAAAATAGGTATGTTAATTGCCATAGGTAATCCTCATTTTCCTATTGACTTTTTCCATTACGTCGGCAACTACGGCTATTACTTCTGTTTCAACTGCCGCCTGGTTTCTGTCTACGGCTTTATCGACTACGCGGGGCTGTAAGCCTTCCTCGGCGTTTAAGTTTGTGATAAATAGGCTACTTGTGTTGCGGCCTGCATGGTCGTAGATAGCGCCTGCAGCGTCGACTTGTTGAATAACCATAATTCGGTAGGGCAAGGCGCCAAATACTACCTGTTCGGTGTAGCCGCCTTTATTAAAGTTTACGTACCGTTCTTTAGTTGCCCTAGCGCCTACCTTAACTTTAAAACCTTTTTGTACGGCGTCGGTACGGTAGGACGTTTCACGGCCTTTAATCATGTTGCCGCGCGCCATGCCGGATAGTGGGGCGCCGTTACCTAAACTGTTTGAGTAGTTGGCAACCATTGACCGCGCTTCGTTAACAATTACGGTGCCTGCGTTTTTAATACTTTTAGTTACTTGTTTTCTATAAGTCGGGTCTATTTCGTTCAATTCTTTCAACGCCTGTTGTACCCCGTAAATGTCAATTTTTGCACTAACGGCCATAGCGGTTACTTTCGTTGTTTGTTGTTGTCCGATAATACAGTAACAACAGTTGTTAAGTCGTCTATGTCAAAAGGTATGGACGGGGGCCACCACGAAATGGCTACCAGTAGTTCGCATAACTGGCGGGCGTGGGTGCCCCTTAAATGGGGTTTGCGGCCTCGGTATCGACTACTTCAATGTTTGTTAAGCCTTTAACAAAACTGTCAAAATCTGCAGGTACAACAATTTTGTTTAACTTAGACGCCTCATACGCCATAAATGCCAAATCCTCTACGCCAATACCTGCGGCCATGTCCGAAGCTTTACGTTTAAATTTGCGTTCCCACAAAATAATTGTATAAAGGTTTGTTACCACCTCATAGGCGGTATCGGCTGTTTCTACTTTTAGCGTAAGTTTCATTGTCTGCCTTTTGTGTCGGGCCTTTACAGGCGTTTAATTAAACTTCGACGACGCTATACACTCCACCCGTAAAGGTAATGCTTACCTGGCCTAAAGTACCCAGGGCCATTTCGTAGGGGATTGCTTCTAAATAGGTGCCGGTTAGGGTCATGGTTGGGTTCGTTGCGGTGCCTGGGCTTGTTGCGCTGCTTGACCACGAAACCGTTGTAGACGTTCCTACCAGCGCTTTAAGCGTTGCGTAAGTTTCGGAAGCTGCAAACGATAGGTACAAGTCGCAACTAAGCGTTGAATTTTCTAAGCCTGCGACGTACACGCGGGAACCTGAACCAAACGCGGTACTTTCTAGCGCCTCGATTGTGCGCGTAAATGTTAAACCGTGGCATTGGTCTTGCATAGAAATTGAGTTAATTGTCAAATTCGGGCTTGCGAGATAAGTGGAAGTCGCCATTTTGTTTACTCCTTGTTTGTGTCTGTATTAGTTTTAGCACCTTTAGGCGCCTTGGTGGGGGATTGAATAATAAAACCGCCTGCTACTAGCGCGTCGACATTAACGCCGTCAACCGGTACGTATTCGTCGCCAGGCGTACCAATACGGGGGCTAACTATTTCGTATTTCATATGCACCTATCTTAGGCGGTTGCCTGGGTTTGTAGGGTTATGGTCAAATCGTAGGCAGGTAGTTCGCTACCGCCGATTACTGCGACAGTTGGGCGCCCGTCGGTTACGCCAATTTTCTTAGTAATTACCTTGCTAGCAAGGTTGAGTAGTGACCGTTGCGCGTCAAGGTTGCCAGGCCCTAACGTAATAATTCGAATAGGAAACGTCATTTCTACAACGTTATTTGAATACACGCTAAACGTAGGGGCGTCTATAAACGCGCAAGGCGGTACAAGGTTGCGGGGGTCTGTAACTACCTGTAACCCTGTAATGGTCGTTAGCGACGCTGCCAAGTCGTCTAGCGCCTCGTTAAACAGGTCTGTAAACGCCACAGGCATTAGGCAACCTGCGGGCGTGGAATACCTAGTAGTTGTTTAATCATTGGTGACAGGCCGACGCTGTTACCTGCGGGCAGGCCGTCAAAACTGGCAAAATCTGTTACCGCGCCGCGTTGTCGATACAGAAAACCGCCGTAGGCAATAGTGCCCAGGGTGACGCTGTTACTTGGGCTGGTTGCCTTGGCGTCTATGTATCCGCTTTCTAGCCGGCGTTGGAAACAAAAGTCGTTTGCAGCTGCGGCGCATTGTGTAAGAAAAGCCGTGTCAAGCGCCGACGCTGTACCAATGCCTAACCAGTCCTCAATTTGTCCCGCTGTAACCCACGTGCAAGAAATAGTACCTAACGTTACGGTTCCCGTTGCTGTAGTACGTGTTACGTTGCTTGCTGTTTTTGCGTAAAGAATTTGAAACGGTACGGGCACCTGGTAGTTAAAAAGTAGGTCGCCGTCGTCGTCTACGCCAACAAACAAATATTCGGGTACCGCGTAAACAGTAAACGTACCGTTAAAAGTTGCGTCAACGCCTGCTACGACAATAGACGCGCCTACATACACTTCATTAGGTGTAAGCGTTTCTATTACCGCGTAGTTGTCTATTAGCGTTTTGTGCGCTACCTGGTAAATCTGTGACATGGCGGTTAGGCCGCCTTTCGGTTAAACCAGTTTACAAAACTTGGTTGCGTCTGCCATAAACGCGGCAGCGTAACCACGGTATGCAATAGTTCGGCCCAAGGTGCTAGGTACGTCTACCGAAATAGCGCCCTTTTGCTGTTCGTAAAATTCGAACCCTGCAGCGTTGCCGGCAGCGTGACCGATAAAAGCGGTATCGGCTGCCATGTTTTTATCGACTACCAAGGTAAGGCCTAGCGGTGTGCCGTTCCATGACGTCGCGGACTGTGTGCCCAGGGCGTTCATAGCCATCATGTTCGGCGCGCCAACAAATGGAAACGCTGGTTCGCCAGTTGTTGAAACCAATTTACCCAAGCGGTACCAAGTCGTAGGGTCAACTACAAAATGGGTTGGTAGGTAATTGCTTGTGCTTGAAATTTGATAGGCAGCGCCGTAGATTGCGGCCAACCAATCGCCAGGCTTGGTTTTGTCGGTGACGGTTTCCGATTGTGTAATTGCTGCGTAGCAAGTATCTACTGCGTAGTTGTCTGTTGCTTGGCCGTAGGCAATTGCTAATTGGTTCAAAACGATATTTACAGAATTTGGGTCTGTCCAGTCCATGTCTTGTTCGGACATGGTAACAAATGTTCCAAATGTGAGTTTAGAAATATCGGTGTTCGACACGGTGACAGTAGACGGGTCAAGCGCGTTTAGTTGGCCTGTTGGCTGTTGTGTAACTGTTGGCCGTACCGTAATTTTTGGGCGGCGAAATGTTGCGCCTGCACCTGGCATGGCGCGAGTACCGATTGCGGTCACAAAAGGTCTAATCGGATTTAGTCCGTCGTACACGCTGCCGGTAATAATTTCGGGCAGGATACCTGGCGTATCCGTGGTAGTGATGTTTGGCGCTGCGGCTTGAATTTTTGCGTTCATGTCTGCAAGTACGTTGCCGCCTTGCGTCATGGCAGAAATAAACTCGGCTGCAGTAGGCAATTTGAAATTACGCGGTTGCGCGTAAATGACTGGGGCTACGCTTGCGGCCTCGATAACTTGTGGGGTTTCTGTTGGCTGTGTCATGGTTTCTAACTCCTCGTTAGGTGTTTCGGTTTCTATATTATCTACTTCTTGTTCGTCTTGTGGGATACCCTGCGACGCGGCTACGCGGTCAACTGACGCGCCAGCAAACGCCCCGTAGGGAACTAGCGACAATTCTTGAAAATCGGCGCTTTCAATAATCATTGTGCCCTTTTCGTCGTAACTAAAACGGGTGGGATTTACGCCAACGCTTACGGCGTCTAGTACGCCGTCGGCTGCCAATACCAGCGCTTCGTTACCTAAAGCCGTTTCGGATATGCGGGCTTCGTACATCATGCCGCCTGGAGTATCTACCAAACTTGTAACAATGCCTACAGCCTTGGTGCTGTCATGGTTTAAATACATTTTTGGCATTTTTTCGCTTGCGTTCAAACTGCCTGGCATAAACATTACTTTTGTACCGTCATTAACTACGGCCTCGACGTTATACGGCAGCGCTAAACCCGCCAACGTGCGGCGGGGCATACCGTTAGGGCCGGCTGCGTCTATTTTTAAATCTTGTTGCACTAATTTAAGCATTTGGCATTACTCCTACTTCGTCAACTTCTGCGGGTGTGTCATATTCGGATAGGTAACTTTCGGATAAATAACTTTCTATATCGAATTTGCAGTACGTACCGCGCGGTAAAACGTTATTCATACTTAGTGTTTCCGCTATACAGTCCATAAACAATTTGGCGCCGAACATATACAAATCTTGCCGCGCCTGGGTGCTGTTTTGGTAACTGTACGAACCAGTCGCAACGCCCAACAAATACGGCGGGCAGTTTGCTAAGCGCGCAATTTCTAACGCTTGGTATTCACTAGCTGCAACCAGCATTTGTTTAGACGCGTCGCTATTTGTTTCCGTGTACGTAACAAATTCGTTTAAAACCGCTACAGAATTTGTAAGCCTGGCCGTTTCAAAAGATTGCCCTAATTGCTGCAATTCCTCCGCGCTTAAAGGCTCGCCCGCGACTTGGCGCAAAACGCCAGTTGGCAAAAGTGAGCTGCTATTGCGTAGCCTTGCCTGCTCTAATTTAAGCGACGTCAAAACAGCGTTAGGGCTAGTAAATAGTAAACCTTGAATAGGGCTAATAAATTGCACTACGTCGCGGTGGTCAATAGGTAAACCGCTAAACATAATTTGTTTAGACGGCGCAAAAAAAACAGGGCCTGCCTGGTCTTGTGTTAAAACCATAGCGCTAGGCATACGTTGAAACGCCTTAGGAAACCCGTCGCTTGACCTCTCGGTGCAATATAAAAAAGCTCGCTGCGTAAAAAATAAATCGTCAAATAACCATGCAAGCGTCGTGCTATTTGGTAGCGACGGGTCTAACTGGCGTAGCCAAGCGCGCGGGGCTATTTTAATTTGTTCCATTTCGCCACTAATTGGGTTAAACATTTCGTTATAAAGCGACAACGGCGTACAGCCGATTACTGACGCTAGCAAGTCGCGCGCCCTAGTAATAGCCGGTACCGCCATAGCGCGTTGGCGGGTAGCGCCCTGGGTAAAAGCGTAGAAATTGTCTAGTTGAGACGCGCCAACATTTGAACCAGCTGCAGCCGCTTTTACCGTTGTACCTATAGCGGCCTTGTTGACCTTGTTAAATAACGCCATGCGTTTAGTCTGCCATATCTAGTAAAAGTTTGGTGGCACTACCCACGGTGAAGCGGTCTATTCTTTTCCCGACGAAAAGGTAAGCCGTCGCGGATAGTGCCAACTCAACATTAGCGGTTTAGCGTAACTACTAACGGTTTGCCTACCAGCTGCGGTTTAGACGCCAACGCTGCAGCCCAAACCATGCAACGCGCCAATGTAATAGGCCCAGGGCTACGGGTCGACGATAGGGCTACGCTGCCTTGATGTTTAATAAGTACGGCGCGCTCGACGTGTTCTATTAACTGATTTTCGCCGTGGTGGTAAATACGGTTTTCTAAAATCATATTTTTTACCGCTGCCGTCCAGCGCAATAATTCTCGGTAGCCCACAATAGTTTTACGACGTTCCATATTTGGCGGTAAATGTATTTCTAGGCCTGGCGTTATTGCTACGCGCAACGTTGGCGCTAACGCTATTTCGGCTTCAACTAGGCGCCAAGTTTCGGCAAGTGTGCCGGCAACAAACGCAACCGTAACCGCTGTCTTTAGTCCTACCTGTACGGCCCTAACGCCAACGTATAGCGCGCCTTCGTTGTCTACCTCGATAGCCAACACCCCGCCAGGCGGTATGGTTTCATCGGATTGCAAGGCTTCAAATACGCCAGGTTCCAGCCAACCGTTTTGGGTTGCTGTCCACGTGTTAACCGACGCGCGTAAAAAGGCGTTACGGTTTGGCGCTTCGCTTTCTGCCTCGATTACAGACATTTCTAACGTATGACCTAGCGCGGGGTTTGCGTACGCCCAGGCTTCGGGCGTCATTAAATCCATAGACGGCGGCGGGCTAAATTCGGCAAAATATAATTTAGTTTGTTCGCCGCTATCTATAGCGCGTAATCCTTGTTCACGCCAACGCAAAAGCGCCTTGCTGTCCTGCGTTCCAGCTGTTGACGCTAAAACCATTAAAGGATTTTTGCGCGCACGTTGGGCAGGTAGTAAACCTTCGTCTATGGCCTGTTCGCTTATGTCCCAAGCTTCGTCGGCTACGCATAAGTCGACGCTGTACCCGTGACCGGCTGCAGGCGTGGCCGCCCTGGGAAACCATACCGAATTATCGGGCATTGTTAAAACCATGCGGCCGTAAGACCATGAAATATGCGCGCCAAATTTTTTTTCTAATATTGGCGCCAAATATTTAAACAACGCGGTTGCTAAATCGAGTTTGTGCGCAACGCTAATAACGGTTTGCGCCTGGCCGCGCGCTTTACCCTGGGTAGTTAACCAGTGGCCAATCAACGCGGCCAACAATACTGTTTTGCCATTTTGTCTAGCGACACTGAACAGGCCGACACGGTGCAAGTAGTCGCCGTTGCTATCCATAGACGTTAAACCGTGCAAAATGTTTA